ATGGGCAAACAATTATAATTATGAGAAATTTAAACATGGGCATTATAAAGAAACCGCACATATAGATTTTGCATCGTTGTTCAACGAATGGATTAAAGATAATAATAGTGACAATTGATTAAATTAAAGATATAATTACCTAATGGCAAAAACATACGATAGCGCAATACAAAAACTATTTGTTGAGATGATGTTAAGTGATCCGCAGAGTTATGTGCGTGTTCAGAACATCTTTAACCCAAATAATTTTGACCGTAGTTTGAAGAGTGCAGCAGAGTTCATTAAAGAACACTGTGAGCAGCATACTGTCATGCCTGTGGTTGAGCAAATTAATGCTACTACCAACAACAGTTTTAACCTAATACCTGGCATGACTGATGATCATACTAGTTGGTTCTTGGAAGAGTTTGAAGATTTTACCAAACAGAAAGAACTTGAACGTGCTATTCTTGCCGCAGCAGACTTACTTGAGAAAGGTGACTTTGGTCCAGTTGAAAAACTTATCAAGGATGCAGTTCAGATATCTTTAACCAAAGACTTAGGCACCGACTACTTTGCTGATCCACGTGCTCGTCTAATGAAAATCAAGAACAACAATGGTCAGATTTCAACAGGATGGAATGCACTTGACCAGAAACTATTTGGTGGTTTCAATCGTGGTGAGTTGAATATCTTTGCTGGTGGTTCAGGTTCGGGTAAGTCACTGTTCATGCAGAACATTGCGGTCAACTGGATGCAGTTGGGATTAAACGGCGTGTATATCACTCTGGAATTAAGTGAAGAACTTACATCCATGCGTATTGACAGCATGATTACCAACATTGCTACCAAAGATATCTTCAAGGATATTGATACAGTGGATATGAAGGTAGTAATGATGGGCAAGAAGAGTGGCAGATTACAGATCAAGTATCTGCCAGCACAAAGCAATATCAATGATGTTCGTGCTTATGTCAAAGAACTTCAAGTTCGTAGTGGTCGTAAAGTTGATTTTATTATGATCGATTACCTTGATCTTCTCATGCCTATCAGTGCTAAAGTCAGTCCCAGTGATTTGTTCATCAAAGACAAGTATGTTTCCGAAGAAATCCGTAACTTTGCTAAAGAAATGCAAATCTTGTTGGTTACCGCATCACAGTTGAACCGTGCTAGCGTGGAAGAAGTTGAGTTTGATCACAGTCATATCTCAGGTGGTATTTCTAAGATTAATACCGCAGATAATCTATTTGGTATCTTTACTTCTCGTAGTATGCGTGAACATGGCAAGTATCAAATTCAAATTATGAAGACACGTTCGTCTAGCGGTGTTGGTCAAAAGATTGAACTTGAGTTTGATATTGATAGTTTGCGTATCCGTGACCTTGCAGAAGACGCCGAATATCAACAGTTTAAGAAACAAAGCAGCAGTATCTTTGCAAGCATTAAGGGTGGTAGCAACGTTAAGCCAACAACAGAAGCAGTTCCCGAAGATCAACCAGGTAAAATTGTGGCTGATGTAAACAGTAGTGCACTAAAACAAATGTTGAACAATCTTAAGCAAAAGAGTTAAACTTTTCTAATTTTAATGTACGCACATTTTGACATTCAATATACTGACTACCGTTGCTTGTTTTGACTTTGCCTACACCACATACTACATCATAGTCATGATATGCAACTGGACCTTTTACCAGTAGGTCAATATATTTTCCGTTACCAACACCAAGTGTCAAGAATGTAATATACTTTCCGCCTTCACCTTTGAATACACGACCATTGGCTACAAGACCAGCAAATTCAAAACGATCTAGATACTGATTTGAACAGTAAAAACCAGGTAAAAAATCTGCATCGCCCCACCATCCATATTTTCTATATTCATAGATAGGATCATTTAACAAACTATAATTAAATCCTAGTTCACGCAAATCCCAACCTGCACGTTTGGCTTCATTCTTGTACACCCAACGACGATAACTTCCCTCACAATGTTTGAGATATGCAGCCCAAAATGGTTTTGGATTATGTGCTTTCTGATATGCCAATGCCCAAATTAATCGTCCTAAATTTACAGCATGCGCACGGCATAGACCAAAGTTCCCTAACTGATATAGTTCATCTATGATTGATGTTTTGTTAGGATGTGTTCCCATACGATGCATAAACTCATATACTTTTTCTTCATTCTTTTTAGCAAACGCACGGCGATACATATCTGCTTCATAGATATCACAGCCAATTAATTTGGTTATCTTCTTGATAGCATCATCTTCATATACGATACTATCTTCTAGTTGTTTTTCTGTCCAATCGTGAAAGAAACTAGCTTTCTGGCGACCTGTGGTAGCAACAGGACGTATCAGTGCTGTAGCAAACACACAATCACTGCGAGACTTTGGTTGTATTGCACGAAACAATCGACGCATAGCAGGCGATTCACCTTGTGTTACGCCCAATACATCGCCATTGCACAGCAGATTTATAGTTGCTTCATCGTAATCGGGATAATCTTCTAGACTCATGTTAGGTTCTATTTCATACAATTGACTTAACCCACGATTTGCAAGTATATCAACTTTTAAGTGTTCAAGGTCTTCTACTTCATGTTTGTCTAATAGGATTTGGTTGTCTGCATTAATTAAACTTTTTGGTAGATTGTGCTTGAACACAAGTATACCGCCGCAGTGCTTTGAAATGGCTCGTTTCTTGCCCATTAATTTCTTTTCAATACGAACTGCTTCGCCTACATCAATATCAAGGTCACTATATTTGAAATTGCGTGGAAGTTTGCCGGTTGCACCCATTCGCCTTGCTGCTTCACGTCTAGCACTTTTCTCTTTGAATGTAACATAGTTTGAAATACGTGCACTCTTGCCAGGCCAACGTTTGAATATACGCTCCATTACTATACTTTGCGCCCAATGTGGATAGTCAACATCTATGTCAGGTAAATCATCACGATGTGGATTTAAAAATCGTGATAGCGGTATGTCCCATTTTATGGGATCAACATCTGTAATTCCTAATGCCCAACAAACAAGACTGCTGCCTGCACTACCACGTGTCATATGTGGAAGATCAAGCGTCATGTCTAATATTTCACGGACTTGTAGGAAGTATTCTGTAAAACGAAGCCCTAGTATGATCTCCATCTCTTCAACGAGACGGTCATTGTATACTGCTTCATCTGGTATTGGTCGTCTAAATTCTCTTAATAATTGTTCGCATTGTGCCTGTGCATTTTCTGGTAGTTTCATTTTATATTGCCTTTTATGCCAATTTGTGCCTGATATAATAATTTATCATTTAAAAATTGCATTAAATAAAAAACAATGATTAAATTAGAAGAAATTAAACATTTACATATGGAATTTAGTTCATTATGTAATGCAAGATGTCCACTTTGTCCAAGAAACTTGTTTGGTTATCCATACAATAGTGGGTATGAAGAAACTAGTTTATCACTTGAATTAATTAAAAAATCATTTTCTCCGCAGTTTATAGAACAACTAAATGGTATATTACTCAATGGTAATTTTGGTGATTTTACTGCTAATTTAGAATCTATACAAATATTGGATTATTTTAAAACTTGTAATCCAAAATTAAAAATACAAATCAGCACAAACGGCGGTGCAAGAAATACAGATTTTTGGCATGAACTTGGTAAATTTTCTAATACTATTGTAGAGTTTTGTTTGGATGGATTAGAAGATACACACGCAATATATCGTCAAGATACAAATTTTAATCGAATACTTAAAAATGCAAAAGCATTCATGGATGCTGGTGGTGTTGCTATATGGAAGATGATACGTTTTGACCATAACAAGCACCAAGTTGAAGAAGCAGAACAAATTTCTAAAAAATTAGGATTTTCAAAATTTCAACTTGAAGACCATGGCAGAGATACTGGACCAGTGTTTGACCGTGATGGTAAATTAATTCGCACTATGGGCAACTACACTGGATTTACTGATATTGAAAATATAATTAAATTTCAAAGTGATTCAAATAAAATTTATTCACATAAACCATATGTTCAAGGTTTGACTCATTCTTGTTTTACAAAAGATAATAATTCAATTTATATTGCAGCAAATGGATTAGTTTATCCTTGTTGTTATATGGCATTTAATCCGTTAACATATGACCAAGGTTTTAATGGATTTATTAATCGTCAAATTAAACCATTAGTGAAACATAACAGTTTACATGAATATGATTTAGAAACTTGCATTGGTTGGTTTAGCAGTGTTGAAAGTGCATGGACACGAGATAGTTATGAAAACGGTCGTTTAATACAATGCGATCAGGTGTGTGGAAAATTTGAAACCGCATAAAACCTCATAAATATTCATGGAGTTTAATAATTTGCGCAAACAATCTCGTAGTATTCTTGATGAGTTGAGCCAACTAGGTGTTGGTAAGAATACTGGATTAGTATTAGAGAGTCGTGCTAACCATATCATCAATAGTGCTATTAATCTTATTAATCAAATCCGTGAAACCTATGATGCTCCAGAGGCAGATGAATTAGAACGCCGACTATTAAATAGTATACGTGCGCAAGAACCTGCCAAGTTTGTTCGTGGGTTAAGGAAGATTAATGAGAGCAAATGAAATATTATCCGAAGTAACAGACCCAAAAGCAACTCCTCCAAAACCAAACGATCCTGAATTTCAGAAGAGTAAAGAATCATTTGTAAAAATTATTAATCAAGCAGTTGCTGAATATAATGCTCAATTATCTAATTTAAGAAAAACATACGCTGACAAATATAAAGAAATAATAAGTGACAATGACACTTTAGTTGATAATATAAAAGATGCAATATTTTCTTTCTTAATAAACAAGGGAAATGGTCTTATTCTTGATGCAGATAAAGATTTGTTAAACAAAACATTTAATATTACTTTGCCTAGAAAATCTCCTAATCCAACAGTTCCTCCTGTTACGCCTGGCGCACCATCTATTTCATCGCCTCCGCCAAAAAAACCTAAATTTAAAGTGGTTAACAGTGGCAAAGAACCTAAGCAAAATTCACTTATTGAAGGTATCTTTCAAATAGATCGCAATGCCGGAAAGATAACAATAGACCCAAAAGATATTGATAAGTTGGCAAAACTTACTACTTTTATTTGGTATAGAAATCGTAACCTTAAAAATACAAATCCAACTGTATTTGCTAAACAAGCTGGTGTACAGTCAACTGGTCGTTCACTAACTAATCGTGTAAACAACAATGCACTTGCGAAAGCAGTCGGCGTAGACCCACAAAATCCAGAATTTTTACAATCACTCGTTAATACTGTTTCAAAGAAAGATAACCTTAACGATTTCTTAGAAAAAGTACGTTCTGTGGCAGGCATCAAGCCGCAAACAAAATAACGGATAACCGCACTATTTTCTCCAACAGTTATAAATACTATTAGCGTAATAATAAACGCAAATTTTGGAGAATTAAAATGGCAGATTTTTATCGTATTAATGGTAACGCTGGTGTAGTTGGTGATGGCAAGGGTTTTATCTCAACAGCTATCGGTGCTAGCTTTATCGGAAAGTTCCCTGTAGCAATTGCAGGTTACATTGCAAATTCAAGTGGCACAGCACAAGACCTACGTTCTGAAAGTGGTGTTAACAATGCAATTCCTGCAATCCTAACCTCAATTTCAAGCAACGTAACTGTTCTTGCATATCAGATCGAAGCAACAACTGGTGGTAATATCAGTCTACTTCTTGAAGGTGCTGCTGGTCTTGCATCAACTGATGCTGGTATTGCAACAGTTATTCAAAACACTGTTCGCAGCCTAACCGCTGCTGGTAACAACAGTGTTGATTGCAGTGGTTCACTATTCGTGAACAAGGGCTTCAAGCTAAGCTACACTTAATATATCCTAGATATATTACAAAGTTCAAGGGCGGGCAACCGCCCTTTTTCTTTGCCTAAAATAATACGCAATAAGTAAAAATATGATTCGTTGTTTATCTCTTTTTGATATAAGTCGCAGTAGTAGTGGCAAGCATACTCCAGATCAACTTAGAAATTGGCACTGCTTGTTGCAGGCACTTAGTTTATACAGTAAATTTACTGTAGATTCTTATCCAACGCAGATATTCAGAGATATAAACGGTTTAGGTTTTGGTAAAAATTATGTTGGGCAACATAATGTATGGATATTTGATTTTGAATTACAAGACGCAGAACTTGATATGAGTAAGTTATCTAATATAGTACATCAAATACCAATGATAACCCTGTTAGAAGAAAGCGCAAACTTTCCAATTAATTGTACTGATTTATATGGCGATAATCAAAATATAGTGTTTTTATTATTATAACTGTCATAATAAATAATATTTGCTACTGCATGGAGTTGTTATGGCAAAGAAACCATATGAAATAGAGCGAACCAGTTTAGAAGCGCATGTCGATATCTGTGCAGAGCGTTATGAACAAATGGATACTAAAATGGACACTATGGAACTAAGACTTGCAAAGGTCGAAACCATTGTCAGCGAAATTAAAAACATGTTAATCGAAAAAGAAACTTTGGCTTATAAAAAACTCGTTGGCTTAGGAATTGGCATTATTGGCTCACTACTAACAGCCCTATTGGGCTTAATATTGTATGTTGCAAAAACACATACTTAATTGACACGCTGTTGCTGTTGTGATATATTAATTCAATGAGCAAACAATCAGCAACATTTGGAAAAGTAAAAGATTTTATCACGGATCAATACAATCAATTGCCTGTTATGGGGGCAGTTATTGTAAAATCTGTGGTAAACGGATACAAGGTAAACGATATCCTTGTTAAAATAGATGGCAACCGATACAGTGTTGTCAAAGAAAATAGCGAAATAAGTGAATTCAATCAACGTCGCACTGCTATTTTATTTGCTGCATTAGTCAGTAAGAAGAAATATAACGATAGCAGCAAGATATATGGATTGGATAAGCAACTTGACATTTATCTTGAAGATAAGCAGTTTTATAGCATTCGTTTAAAAAACAATGACAACATGGTTTATGAACATCGACTATCTCGTGTAGAAAGCGAACTCATTATTATAGATGATCAACTGCGACAATTAGAGAAAAGTGTCGCTCTGCAATAAATACTAGTAAATGCAAGGGCATCATTATGTTTATTAAAGAATTTAACAATCTATCAGCAACCGAACTTAACCAACAGTTAAATAAGGTTTACAAATGGCAATTAGATTTGCAAAAAGTCACTGAGAGTGATGCTAGTGCAATGATGAACACATTGCAAAATAAAATTAGTAGAATTAAAAAATCACCACAGGCTCACTATGCAGAGCGCAATCCAGAATACATGGAAGCAGTAATGGTTAGCAAAGTCCTAGAAACATGGAAAAATGAAATGGCACACGGTCGTAAAATTATCGCAGAAAAGATGAGAGCAATCAATGCATATTGCTCAGTTGCTCTTAACGAGCGTGAACTTTCACCTTCTGAGATGAGCAATCGTGAACGTATTGTTAAGGCTATGAAAGGCAAGAAAGGTGACTTTGAAAAGCGTTATGGAAAGCGTGGCGAAGAAGTTATGTATGCTACTGCTACAAAAATGGCAAAGAATGAAAGCATTGAGTTACCGCCAGCCCTAACCGAAGGTGAAATTGAACAAGCACGTGTTACTATGGCTGCTCGTGACCTTGCTGATACTGTTCAAGATATTGTTGAAAAAATCAGCAAGATGCAAAATGAGCAACTGCCATCACTTGTAAGTGCAATGAAAGACCAGATTGGTATGGATCAGGCTAATCAGTTTAATGAAGCTACAAAAGCTACACTTTCATCACTTCTTGACTCAGCAAATACAGCACGTGATGCACTAGATAACGCTAGCCGTGGCGTATATGACATGGGCGGTAGTGACATGGGTGCT